AGCTATTTATGAAAGCAATTGATAAAGCAATTACCAAAGCAGGAACTGCCACGCGCTTAGCCCAACTGCTAACCGTAAGCGCCATGACTGTTAGTCATTGGCGAAATCGATATCAGGGCGTCGTCCCGGCAGATCGAGTTTTGCAAATTTATGGGGTTACCGGAGTAACTCCCCACGAACTGCGCCCAGATCTCTACCCGAACCCCACTGATGGTTTACCTAAACAGGAGCCTTAACAATGCAAACTGTTTCAATTCAACAGAGTAGCAGAGCTTCCCCCAATCGACTGATATTCCAGTGTCATCAAAGCGAACCGGCTACGCAGGATATAGATCATCGTGATATCTGCTCAGCGGTCCGAGCCTGGGCAGCGGCAGAAGGGCGCATAGCTGTCGCTCTTCAGGTTCAAGAAGCTGCAAAAGAACTCCAACTTAATAGCGTGGATTTTTCTGGCCAGGCTGAAGTCTGGAACGTGAAGCTGTTCCGATGGTTGGACAACAAAGAAGACTCCCCATCGTACCGAAAGAACGTCGAACAACTGATCCCAGCGATCATGTCTGTATTACCGCTTCGATACCGCGACCGTGTCGTAAAGAACGAATCGTTTGCGTATCGCATGGCCAGGTTAGAAAAAGAGGTGAGTGAGGCGAAGCAAGCTCTGTTGCTCGATGCGCCAAAGAAGGAAAAGTTGAAGGAGTTAGGCGAGGGGATTTTTGAAATGTTCAGAGTCGATCCGGACCTTACGGCGCCGTTGTTGGCGATGGTAACAACCATGCTGGGGGCTATGTGAAGACTTCAAAAATGGCGAAAGCCGGTCTGCGCGAACAGAACCGACTTTCTTACGCATCAGTTGTTAGGCAAATGCGGAGCTAAGTATGTCAAATACCGCCGAAATTATCAATTTCCCCAATCAAATCGAACAACCGGGAGGTCGTATGGCCGACCTGTCGAACGGGTATACCAAGATCGCCAATGAGATCCAGAAGCTTAAGCCTCGCCTGAGATTATCAGGCCGAGAATGGCAGTGTTTTGAGGCGGTGATCTGGCTTACCTACGGCTGGAATAAGAAACAGGACCGAGTTACGAACACGGTGATCGCTGAGCTTACAGGGCTAAGTGATTCCCATGTTTCTGATGCGCTCAAATCGCTCACAGAACGCAAAATTATCTTCAGTCAAAAGCAGGGCGTAATGAAAATTGTCGGTATAAATACTGACCTTTCCGCCTGGATTTTGGACAAACCGAAAACGGGAAAAGTCTTCCCGAAATCGGGAAAAGTGTTACCGAAAACGGGAAAAACCTTCCCGGAAACGGTAGACACCCAAGACTATAACAAGAACAGTAGTAAAAGATCCTCGTCTCGGAATTCTGAAGAATCCCGAAACCAGAAAACTCAAGAGTTTCTCTCTCGCCACCCTGAAGCTGTCGATGGGATATACACTCCGGCAGGTAAATCATGGGGAACGGCTGATGACCTCAAGGCCGTTCGCTGGATTTACGACAAGCTTCTCACCGTTAATGCGTCGCTATCTGAGCCAAACTGGGCTGAATGGGCAAACACCATCAGGCTAATGCGTGTCCAGGACAATCGTACTCACTACGAAATCTGTGACCTGTTCCAGTGGGCCAACCGGGACGAGTTCTGGAAAGACAACATCCTGAGCCCTTCGAGTCTGCGCAAGCAGTGGGATCAGCTCACCACCAAACGACTGCGCACAACCGGAGCGGCAAAACCATCCCCGGGCAGCATCGACCTGCATAACACCGACTGGATTTACGGGGTGCTGGAATGAAAAACCTTGCTGAGGGTATTCGCAATTTTGACCGCGAACAGGCACGCCGTGTGGCGCATAACTTGCCTGAGCAGTACAGCGAACGGGAACAAACGCAGCAGGTGGCGCAGATTATCAATGGCCTGTTTATACAGCTGGCGGCCGCGTTCCCTGCAAGCCTGGTTAATCGCAGCCAGGAAGATGTTAACGAGATTCGCCGGCAGTGGGTGCTGGCATTCAAAGAAAACGGGATCACAACTCTGGAGCAGGTTGAAGCCGGTATGCGCATGGTGAGGCGACAGGAGCGCCCATTTTTGCCGTCGCCTGGCCAGTTTATCAAGTGGTGCAGGGAAGGGCGCTGCGTGCTGGGGATCACCACCGCTGACGTTATGGCGGAATACTGGAAGTGGCGCAAGCTGGTGTTCCGTTATCCGAGCAGCGAGCAGTATCCTTGGCCGAAGCCGGTTTTTTATCACATCTGTCTCGAGTTGCGCCGACGCGGAACCGATGGCCAGCTAAGTCAGAATGAGCTCGAGTATGAGGCTGGAGATATTCTGGATAAATGGGAAAAGCGGGTACTGGCTGGGAAACCGATTCCGCCTGTACGCCGTGCACTGGCAGCGCCAGTGGCTTCGAAAGGGCCTACACCAGCAGAGCTTTTGAAAGCCAAGTACGAGCGCATGAAGACTGGTGGTAGAGTGTGACCAATGGCAGCAGTAGCATCCGGACTATCTTCCAGTATATTCAGCTGAATCGCGAGTTCACTTCTCGAGTTGTGTTCACGCGAAAGAGCAGCATGATATTATTTCGATGCCGCAATCATGCGGCATCGTGTGAAGGCTCTTAAGCCCTATCGGGGTAATGAGAGGATTTGATCTTAATGGGGAAGGGGCGGTCTAATGATGACTCTTTATCGAGTTGGAATTCAGAATAGATGAATTGTCGGAGTTGAAGTATCGAACAAAGGTTCATTTTAATACCTATCTTGTAGGTGTAGGTATAGATAGTTTTAGGTGACAGATTAATCTTCACCGCTGCAGTTTGGGTATCATCAGTATCCAGAAGGGCAAAAATTGCTTTTTTTTCCTTTCGGGTAAGCATGCTCAGATTTCTGCAACCCGCTATGTGATTTAAGGCATATTCAAGTGAGTACGTGCGTCCGCTTATAAGTTGCCGACGAAAGTCAATGAAACTGGATTTTCTGTACAACGTTACAAGTGGCTCAAGCACTCTTGAGCTGACATTTTTGCCGCCGATGAAAATCAACTGACGGTTATCCGTTGATAGCTTTCTTTTCAGAATATTAAAAATCGCTCCCAGACTCCGGAACGATTCAATATCAATGATACAAAGTTTTCTGTCAGCATGAACCTGCTGAAGAATGACAGACAACGCTTTCTTCAAATAAACATCTTTTGTCAAAATGATGTGAGGCATAGACATTCCCTGGGCATGAAGGATAAGAATGAAAAGGGGCCATGAGGCCCCTGAAATAACATCAGAATCCGATACGGATACCGGCCACACCCTGAACCGGCGTCTCCGTATGGCTGCCCTGACGATAATTCGCCTCGCCGTACAGCGTTACGTCCTTGCCGACACTGACCGATGCGCCCAGACCGTACTTGCCCGACGTACCTTTGACGTTGTTGTCAAAGCGGTTGCGCGCATTGATGGTGACTTCATTTGAGTCTGCATACTCCTGCACGATCGCCGCTGACAGGTAAGGTTTAAATTCTGCCGCACCGAGGCTGAACTTGCCGGTCAGCTTCGCGCCGGCCTCACCCGTTACCGAGCGCGGCGTGCCGGTGTTACCCTTCATGCCGTTGCTCAGTTTCACGTCCTCACTGCCCATCTCAACAAACGCCAGGCGGGCATAAGGCGTGAGACTCAGATCGTCCCTCACATCAAACTGATAGCCACCTTCAACGGCTGTGCTGAGACCATACTGCGTCCAGTCACCGCCGGTTCTGCCGCCGTTGGTCATCACGGCTCTCAGTTTGTTGTTCAGACGGTTACCCTTCACCACACCGTCTGCGTAGAAGCCGCTGGCATCAAACCATGTTGCATACAGGCCGATACCGTAGCTGTCGATTTTGCTTTTTCCACCGCGGGCATGCTTAACAGCGTTGTCGCTGTAAGACATGAATGCCCCCGTAACGAGGCTGCCGCGCGCAAAATCCGTCCGCGTGTCGGCACCGATTTCAATGCCGTTCTGATTAAGCTGATACGCCGCGCCGTTGCTGGTATCCGTATGGTTTTTGCTGCCAAGGTAGTGACCCCAGACGTTACTTTCCGGTCCGGTCTTGCCCAGATTCGCCCGGTACATGCGCAGGCCTTCCAGCTCGGAGTGGATGACATTCAGGCCGGCATTCGACATGGCCAGGATGGCGTCCGTTGCCGGGGTGGTCATCGGCTTCTTGCCGCCGCTTCCGCTACCGCCGGTGTTGCCGTTGTCACCGCCGTCCGGGTTCTCACCACCGCCAGGATTCTCACCGCCGCCAGGGTTCTCACCACCGTCCGGGTTCTCACCACCGCCAGGATTCTCACCGCCGCCAGGGTTCTCACCACCGTCCGGGTTCTCACCACCGCCAGGATTCTCACCGCCGCCAGGGTTCTCACCACCGCCAGGGTTTTCACCACCGCCAGGGTTCTCACCACCGCCAGGGTTCTCACCGCCGCCCGGGTTCTCGCCACCGCCAGGGTTTTCACCACCGCCCGGCTCTTCCGTCATCGCGCCCAGGTACCAGACGTTACCGCCGCTGAGACCGTCCTTATTCTGCTCGCTGAACAGGGTGTACATGTAGGTCCCCCCGTCAACCATGTTGGTGCTTCGCCCGTTAGCCGTGACCATCTCAAAATCAATGTTACCCCCCTTCTCATGGATGAGGTTCACCGTCAGGTCAGTGTGGTCTGATATCTCCTTACCTGAGTCATTCACGGCAATGCCAAACTGACCTGAGCCCTGCTCGATAGTGACGAAGTTAGCTTTGCGGTCGGCAAGCGAAGTGTTGAAGAGGAAGTTCCCGGTTCCGTTCAGTTCCGTAATCGTCAGTTTCGCGAATTCACCGTCACTGTTGCGCAGGAAGTTGACGTTACCGCCGTTCATGGTGAGCTTATCGACCTGAGCCGGGGTATAAGTGGCGGTGGTATCGGTAAGGTCGACGACAGAGAGGGTGCCCCCCGTGATGCGCACGTCCGCTGCGACGGAGCCAGCGTCCATCAGCAGTTCACCACCGGCGTTCACTTTGGTTTCGCCGTCAGCCAGTGCGCCCGTCTGCAGCCACGACTGACCGCCATTGATGGTGGTGTCAATGGTCGTGCCGCCACTGGAGACCCACTGCCTGCCACCGCCATTGATAGTGGTATCAACAGCGGTGGCATTGTCGAGTAGTTGTATACCACCGTTAATGGTGGTAGTGATGATGGTGGTTGCCTCGCTATCGACAACTTGTTGAATGCCACCGCTGTTAATGATGGTGTCAATGGCGGTGCCACCTGAAAAGTACTGTATTCCACCGCTGTTAATTGTGGTGCCAATGCCGGTGCCACCTGAAATGAACTGTGTGCCACCGTTGTCAATTGTGGTGGCAATAGCTGAACCGCCAATGTCGATGTATTGACCTCCGTAGATGGTGGTGTCATTGGCAGTGCCCCCACTGGAGACGAACTGCACGCCAAAGTAGTTGATGGTGGTATCAGTGGCGATGCCACCATCGTAGACATACTGCTGGCCACCGCTGTTGAGGGTGGTATCAGTGGCGGTGCCGGCATAGACTTTCTGCCAGCCACCGCTGTTGAGGGTGGTGTTGGTGGCAGTGCCGCCTTGGACCAACTGCTCACCACCATTGAGGATAGTGTTCGTAGCTATACCACCGACGAACTGAAGACCATTGAAGATGATAGTTTCTGTTGCAGAGCCGCCGCTTAAGACCGACTGCTGGCCACCGCTGTTAATGGTGGTCTCAGTGGCTGTTCCCCCTATGGTGACCCATTGCGCTCCACCGCTTTTGATGGTGGTGTTAGTGGCTGTGCCGGCACTGAAGACGTTCTGCCTGCCACCGCTGTTGATGGTGGTGTTAGTGACAGAGCCCTCATTTTGGACTCTTTGAGAACCGCCGTTAATGGTGGTGTCAGTGGCTGTGCCCCCTCGGTCGACGTCTTGATAACCGCTGTTGATTATGGTGTTTGTGGCTGTGCCTTCATTGAAGACGTCCTGATAACCACCATTCACGGTGGTGCCAATGGCTGTGCCGCCACTGGAGACGTACTGATAACCACCGCTGTTGATGGTGGTTTTTGTGGCTATGCCCTCATTGAAGACTGCTTGATAACCACCATTCACAGTGGTGTCAGTGGCCGAACCTCCGCTGTAGACGTCTTGATGACCACCATTAACGGTGGTGTCAGTGGCTGTGCCGCCACTGGAGACGTTCTGAGTGCCACCGCTGTTAATGGTGGTGCTAGTGGCAGCCCCCCCAGTGTAGACGGTCTGCAAACCGCCACTGTTGATGTGGGTGATAGTGGCAGCGCCGCCGCTGGAAACGTGCTGAAAACTAGCGCTGTTAATGGAGGTGTCAGTGGCCGTGCCGCCATTGAAGATGTTCTGCGCGCCACCGCTGTTGATGATAGTGTCAGTGGCTGTACCGCCGCTGTGGATGTCCTGCATGCCACCACCTTCAATGGTAGTGTCAGTAGCTGCGCCACCGATGATGTACTGTTCGCCACCGCTGTTGATAGTGGTCTCCGTGGCCAGCCCCCCAGTGTAGACGTCCTGCATGCCCCCACTATTGATGGCGGTCCCAGCCGCTAAGCCCCCATTGTAGACGTACTGTACGCCATTGTTGTTAATGGTCGTCGAGGTGGCCGTATCCCCGGAAGAAATAGTCTGCTCTCCCCCCGTTAACGTCACATCCACATAATCCACAGCCATGACCGGCGCTGATGGCAGCAACATTGCCCCAAGCAGCAGCGCCAGCGCGCTTTTCTTCGGCGCCAGCTTCGGGCGGCCTGACCCGGATGCCAGCTCAGAGGTGACCACCCACTGCTGGCGCGACTCGCACCAGACGGTGGTATATATCTTGTTCATAGTAACGCTCCTTAATTATCAACTAATCCTGCATGCAGACGGTCCACCACCCCTGTAACCTGTCGTCCGGTTATCAGCCGCGAGCACTCATACTGTCTTGGGGTATCCCTGTGATGCGGACACCACAAAAAATCCTGGTGGTCAAAATCAACCGACGTGTCATCCCAGCAGCCGTTACAGCCATGACTGCTGAACACCCGCCAGGGGGTGTAGAATTCGCTGTTGGGCAGACTGAATCCGCTGATTAACACCACCGGAATGCCGGCCGCCCAGGCAAGCCATGACAGCCCGCTGCCCAGACCGATAAAGAAGCTCGCATGCCTTAACAGGTCCACCCGCTCCTGAAGCGGAATGTCGCCCGTGAAGTCTTCGGCACCATAGGGGATGTGGTTCCAGACGAAGCCCTGACCGTGACGGGCCTGGCGGTCAATGCACAGCACCCGGTATCCCAGTGATTTAAGGTGGACCACCACCTCTGCCCAGCCATGACCGTTGTTCCAGTATTTCGCCTGGTTGGTTGACTGCGCGGCGATGCAGACGTAGGGCTCCGCAATTTTTCGCTCTGCATCCAGTTTCAGGCGAGGCGGGCACTCCCGCGGGTCAACCCCGAGGATGTAGCCGGCATTGCGGTGGAAGCCAACTTTCCTGAAATCAACGGGCTGATGAAGGGTGTCACCCTTAAAGAAAAGACCGACGTACCAGGACGCGTAGGGATTGACTGTCCGGAGGGATGCTTTGGTGGAGAAGATAATCTCCGGATATTGTGCGCTGAGCAGGTCAATGATTTCCTGCCCCATGACGCATTCAAGCTGGCACCGGTGCAGCTGACGAAATCGCTCGGCGTAATGGAACCAGCCAAGCATATCGCCCAGTGTTCCGGTCGGGAAAAAGATGACGACCGGTTTGTCCTTCATGTCCAGTGTTTCATCCATGACCGGATGCGTTTCTCCCTGGTGGAATACCTGAATACGGAAACGAACGTAATATTTTTTGGTGCTGGCGACCCACCCGCCGTCAGAATCACAGCTGAAAAGAACATTGCCGGAATCATCATCCAGTAAAATGACATGCCATTTCCCTTCCGGAAGGTAAACGCGCGCGCCGTAATTAAAGTCAAAAAAAATGCCTTCCGGTCCGGCACAGGTCGGAAATTCAGGAGGTGTTGCAAAGTTAGCTGACATATTTCATCTGTCCTCGGTATTCATGTGCAATCGAAAATTGTTCAGTCAATTGCACTGGTTCATATCGGTAATATATTTTGTGACAGGCTGTGAGCCGTTTTTAACTCAGGCCCATAAGCGGTACCGGATTAAATATTCCGAGACTGTAAATGCGTTTAAAATTCCCCAGCAGTTGAGGGTGGCCTTTTTATTTCCCTTTAGTCGTGTTCAGTCTGTTTACAGGAGTGAAGGTGTTAAATGTGTTTGCAGAACTCGTGCATGCTCACCGGCCTGGAAAAAAGATAGCCCTGGAAAACATTCACCCCTTTATCTTTCAAAAGAGATAATTGCTCTTTATTTTCCACTCCCTCTGCCACGAGCTGGATTTGCAGTCGTTCAGAGAGGGTTACGATTGAATCAATAACCGCGGAATAAATTAATGAACCGTTGCTGGCCACTGTAAGGCATTTATCCATTTTGATGGTTGAAAAACCCGTATGCTCAATATATTTGAGGCACGAACTCCCGTTTCCGAAGTCATCTATCGCAAACCGCACACCGGCATCGGTGAGGTATTGCATTGCTTCAAGCGCAAAATCATCAAAATGCATCGTGCCCCGTTCAACAATTTCAAGTAATACAGCAATGCGCCCTGCAAATGTTTTATTAAAACCGGTCACGGCGTCGATGACTTTTGGACAGTTCAGCTGTCTTGCGCAAATATTGAAGGAGAGATAGAAGCCGTCTGGCAGAGCGCCGTCATATCCTTCAAAAAAGGTTTTAACATCAGACAGCAAAGAGCAGGTCACCTCATTAATGACCTCACATGACTCCATTGCTGAGAGGTATTTTTCCGGAGAGTGAAGAACGCCATCTTTCCAGACTCTCAGTAACACCTCTCCACCTGCAATTTTGTCACCACTATAAACCGGCTGAACATAAGGCACAAAGGCAGCACCAGTCAGTTCTGCTGACAGGATCGATTCTTTAATCAATGTGCCCGCCTGGCTGAAGAAACGTTCTGCCTTCCTGAGCATTCTGGTGCTGATCATCGTTTCGCTCCTTTGCTGTTCGATTCGTTAACCCGGGGACCGGGTAGGGGCTGTTAAAGTCTGCAGATGCCTGACCACTCGTGGTACATAAGAATCTGCTCATTCATTTCTGCGATAAATCCTAACAACAGGAATGAAGTAATGGCTATTTGTATCGATAATTACTGAATTTACAGAGCATATCTCTGAAATATAATTAAAATACAAATCATATGTCTGGCGTAGGCTCTCCTCTATCGGGCTATGCTACGATGCATGGATAAAAGTGAATGGATTTTTACCGAGGTTATGGTGAAAGGAACCTCTCATTTACCATCATGGATAAGGAGTCAGCGATGGTTTTCGAGATTGATAAGAGGGTCATTTATCGTGCAGAGGATGGAGCCATATGGCCATTAGGGGATGAAGGTTCAACTATCATTCTTACCCTGACAATGAACAGACTTTTGGCATGCCTTCTGGAGAAGCGTGGACAGGTCATCACCCGAAATGAACTTCTGGATAATGTCTGGGATGCTTATGGACTGCGGTCTTCAAGCCATACACTTAACAAATACATCTCTGAACTTAGAAAGTACTTTACCCAGTTCGGAATTGTGGAGGAATGTATTACAACAGTGCCTAGGGTTGGTTTCATGTTTAACAGTGATGTGGACGTGAACGTTATAACCGACTCCACATCGACAAACGAACCCGTCTTAGAAAGTCATAATGATGATAAACCAGAAGCCGGACACCGTAAGCGGATAGCCTCTAAATACAGATTTGCTCCTGCCGCGTGTGTGATGTTAGCCCTATTAACTAGCGCAACCCTGATTATAATGGGTTCTGGAATTCCATCAAAAGATCCGGGGCAGATAAAGGATTTGAAGACCTATTTCCTTTTTGATTATGAAACATGTCCTGTCTACACTATTCAGAAAAATTCGGTATCCTTTTCGGAAGAAAAAAAGGAACTCTTTCTGCAGCTGACCAGGGAAAGAAAACTTGAGTGCCTGGCCGGAACCTCATTCCTTTATCAGGTTTCTGAGTCGTATTTGTATGGAAGTAAAGGCCGGGCTTTCATCAGCAGATGCACGGAAAAAGATAATAGATACATTTCTTGTCTGAATAATTACTGGAACGGTTATGAGCGCAATTAATAAAAAAATCGGATGGCCTGTTGGCATTTCACTCCTTATTTTTGTGTTTTCTCTCTGGTTTTATATGCATATGCGCCAGCAACAAAACGGCATGAGTGTTAACTGCTCAACGATTATAAGCTATAACCATAAAGTGCCTGATTTCATTGCCTCACTTGATATGATTTTCCGCCTGGATAAAAATTTACACGGTCAGGTTATTTTGTCAGGGAATATGCACTCTGAACGTGGAGTTGAAACCATTTCCCGGACGATTTTGTTTAACTATGAGGTAAACAGACCGGGTGAGATTTCAGTTAAGGACATGCATTACGCTAAAAATCCACGCGACACGGCCAGTGATGAGAGTTTCATAAATGGATTCTTCTATGTCCCTGAAGGTACTACTCGATTGCTCAGAATTAATCCATTAGTTAATGGATGGCTAATTGAAAATATGCAGTCGCCGTTTGCGCTTTGCGTAAACAGAGCAAGTTAAGAACTCACTATGCGGGAAAATCACCTCCCGCAACTGAGTCATTTCTACCAAAATTCAAGTCTCAAATACCTTCTCTACCAGAGGTTTCAGGAAAGCATTCAGCGCTATAGCCATATCATACTCTTATACAGTTTGTGCTCTTAAATCATTGCAAAATCCATAAGATAAGTTTATAAATATACTGTATATGCATACAGTTATTCGGCGCGGAGGAAAAAATGAAAATTGAGTTAGCTATTGATCGCATGAAGAAACTTCCTGATGGAGCTATACCTGCACTCGAGTCAGAACTGTTGAAAAGGCTACTGAAGCACTTCGACGACTGCCATCTAACGATTAAACGCGCCAGTAATGATGGGCTGACTGTTTTCGGAGGCGACAAGAAAGAGGTCGAACATATCCTGCAGGAGACCTGGGAAAGCGCGGATGAGTGGTTTTATTAATCGCGTGAATTTCAATGGAGCAGTTTCAAAGTGTTTCGCTGTTTGCGTTCCCCTGGCTGTTCCCGATTACTTTTTATCGCGTCACTAAGTCGCTCTGGGGGAAATAGTGTGTAGTGCAGATGCCTTTAATGCAGATGATCAATGGTACGACGTGATCAGAAGGGCCGATAAAGCAGTTATCTATAGCTTCCCGGCAGAGGGGAGATATCTGGTTTATCGAGTAAATGGATTAGTTTCATTGCGTCCTCTCCTTGAGGACGAAGAAGTCTTTACCCTCAATGGGTTTATGCAATTTGCTACACGTCTAGGCTACCGAGTTATTCCACCGTCTGATATTATTCTTTCATAGGCCTGAACAACCTATGCCTGATGCGCCACGGAGAGAACCATGGCGCTCGAATTACAACTCATTAAGCACCACACAGGTATTCTGATCCCGGCGACTCCCGAGACCAGCGATATTCTGCAATCAAAAATTAAGCTCGGCGTCGTTCTGGTAGCTGAGTTCAAGCGGGTCCGAAACCCGGCATTCCACCGGCGCTTTTTCGCGCTTCTCAATCTCGGTTTTGAATACTGGGAACCAACCGGCGGAGCTATCTCCAGTAATGAGCGCAAGCTTATTAACGGCTACGCTAAATTCCTTGCAACCTATGCCGGGAATGAAAGCGCGCTGATCGATGCTGCTGAGCAATATCTGGAACAGGTCGCCAATCGCCGCGTCACGAATGGTATCAGTCTTTGCAAGTCCTTCGATGCATACCGCTCCTGGGTGATCGTCGAGGCAGGGCACTTCGACGCCATCCAACTGCCCGATGGCACTCTTCGAAAACACCCTCGCAGTATCTCTTTTGCCAACATGGACGAGCACGAATTCCAGCAACTGTACAAAGCTGCGCTCGATGTTCTTTGGCGCTGGGTCCTGTCGCGTTCATTCCGCAACCGTGACGAGGCCGAAAACGTCGCCGCGCAGCTGCTTTGCTTCGTGGGGTAATGGGGATGAAATTTACGTGGTTCCATCATACCCAGTGCAGTACAGAGCAAGCAGATGAGCTGCTGGCTCAATACCAGCGCCGCGGAGTGCGCGTCGAACGTAGCCTAAACCCCGATTACATCACCTGGACTGTCAGCGTCCGGTTGCAGGAAAGCAAAAATCCACCGCGCGCCGATCGTCGGTGGCGAAACCGGATGTGGGGGTGAACGTGAAGACATACCGAATTACATTACCCTGGCCGCCGAGCAACAATCGCTATTACCGACACAACCGAGGGCGTACGCATATAAGCGCCGAAGGCGTCGCCTACCGGAACGCCGTGGCCATTATTGTTCTCAAAAGTCTGCTGAATATCCGCACGGCCGCACCGCTCAAAATGCGTATTGAATGCCACATGCCTGACCGCCGGCGCCGCGATCTGGATAATCTGCAAAAGGCCGCATTTGACGCGCTCACCAGGGCTGGATTTTGGCTTGATGACTGCCAGGTGGTTGATTATCGCGTAGTGAAAATGCCTGTCGTTAAGGGCGGCCGTATCGAACTGACTATTACAGAACTGGAGGCCCCATGAGTCCAGAGCTGGTCGAATTATTCCGCATACGTTGGCAGCGTCTCCGCGTTTATCGGCGCCCCGGTTCGGTGCTGGTGGACTATCGCATCCTTCGTAACTTTATTCGCATATACCAGATGGCAGGAGCTGCAGTATGAATCTCGAAAACACTGTGAAGTATCACTTCGCAAAATCTACGATGATTGGCGACTCACCGCGCGCAACAGCCTCGGACTCGTTAACAGGTACGGATATCATGGCTGCCATGGGTATGACCCAGGAACGGGCCGCATTGGGCTACAGTGCCTTTCTCGGGAAGATGGGTATCAGCAACAATGACCGGGAGAGGGCGATTGAGTTGCTGGCCCAGTACGCGCTGACCAAGTGCGATCGGGTTGCGGCATTACGGAAGCTCGATGCAAAGATTAAACCACTAGTGATGCACCAGCTGGCCATCTTCGCGTTCGAAGACTATTCCCGCAGCGCTGCCAGCGTGAAGCAGTGTGATGGCTGCAATGGGGAAGGGTTTATTGACGCTGAGGTTTTCAGCATGAAGTCTCACACTCCGACAAAAGAGAAGAAGTTCGTGAAGATGTCTTTGCACATGGGCGCAGAGGATATTCATCCTTCTGAGTATGAGGTACGGAGGCAGGTCAGGGAGGTTGCACGCGTTCTCTGCCCTCAGTGTAAGGGGAAGAAGGTTGTTAGTTGCGCCTGTAGAGATTGTCATGGACGTGGGAAAGCCATTAATCAGGCTCTTACTGAACAGCAGGGCGTTCCGGTTCTGGCTAATTGCAAGCGCTGCAGTGGGCGCGGCTATGAGCGAATCCCTTCGACTGAGGCGTATGCAGCTGTTTGCCAGATAACTGATGCCATCACGCTAGATACCTGGAAGAAGTCCGTTAAGCCATTCTACGATCAGCTCACCTCCAAGTTTGATATCGAAGAAGCGTGGGCTGATGAGCAGCTGAAGCAGATAACAAAATAGGGCGTTATTTTATCGTGAGCTATTTACTTTTCCCGAATCTGTGGTAATTTTTGTCTAACGATGGGTTATTGCCTTCGTTTAAAGCCCTGCGGTTAACACCGTGGGGCTTTTTTATGTTTTTCCAGAGCAAACTTCTGTACCTGTGTGATTCTTCCGTAATTATCTTTTAACTAAAATCGCTTTACCATCTACATGTGATTCGATTTTATATTGTCTTAATTTTTTAATGGCCGATATGGACCCTGCTCCAGTCGCAATCGCAATTGCTGCCGTGGTTGCTGGTAATCCAATGCTGGCTACTGCAGCCGGTGCAGCAATCATTGATAATGCGGAGCTAGTTCCTCCCGTCGCGGGTGTCATAGCAAAGGCTGCATACGCGATGCTAATTGCGCCAATAGCAATAGCCCATGTAACTGCGCCGCTGGCGACGATTTTTACAGTACCCTTCGTTATATCACCAGTGACTTCTATTTTGTTTGAACCACAGGCTATTGCGTTTGCAAGGTCTTTGTAAGTAGAGACTGTCTGCATAAAAATTTCCCAGAGTAAATGTTCATATCATTATCGGTAGAACACCCATTCAGCTTTAGTCATATCGGCTAATCGCCTAAAAACTTTCAACACCCGCTAACTACGCGAGGTGAGAGTATGTATCGCATGGACAAACTAACCACCGGTGCTGCGTACGGCGCTTCTGCCGGGAGCATCCTCAACGGCATGCTGAATGCCTACAGCCCCGAGCAGTGGAACGCTATAGGTGTGCTGGTGGGCATCATTGTTGCCGTTCTGACATACCTGACAAATCTTTATTTCAAAATCCGCGAAGACAACCGCCGCAGCAGGAGCCGAGATGAACCCGACACTCAGAAATAAGCTGGTGGGCGCCATTGTTGGCGGATCCGGAGCAATTACCATTGCTGCAGTAATGCTGGGTAATGCGGATGGTCTGGAAGGGCGTCGCTATTACGCTTATCAGGATGTCGTAGGTGTCTGGACTGTTTGCGATGGGCACACCGGCGCTGATATTCGACGCGGCCACCGCTACACCGATAAAGAATGTGACGCTTTGCTTCAATCCGACCTGCACAAGGTTGCTGCATCTATCGACCCGCTGATTAAGGTCTATGTTCCCGAAACCACTCGGGCCGCGCTTTACTCTTTCACCTATAACGTGGGAACTGGAGCTTTTAGCAGATCGACGCTGCTGAGGAAACTGAATGCCGGTGATGTTCCGGGTGCATGCAAAGAACTGCAGCGCTGGACGTATGCTGGTGGAAAACAGTGGAAGGGGCTGATCACCCGTCGTGAGATTGAGCGAGAAGTTTGCGAGTGGGGCCAGGATTGAGCAGAATCACAGCTGTTATCTGCGCATTACTGGCCTGCCTGTTGGTATCGATGGCGTGGGCGATTAATTACTACCGCGACAACGCCATCACCTACAAAGACCAGCGTGATAAGGCCACTGAAAAGCTCAGCCTGGCTAACGCCACTATCACTGATATGACAACCAGGCAGCGAGATGTTGCTTCGCTGGATGCCAAATACACGAAGGAACTGGCCTATGCAAAAGCTGAAAATGTTGCTCTGCAGCGCAAGCTTGATAATGGTGGTCGGGTGCACGTCAAAGGCAAGTGTCCAGTGCCAACCTCAACCGAAACCGCCAGCACCTCCAGCATGGGCAATGATGCCACCGTCGAACTCTCTGATGTTGCTGGACGAAACGTTCTCGGTATCCGATCCGGAATCCTCAACGACCAAACAGCATTAAGAACGCTGCAGGAATACATTAATACTCAGTGTTTGAAATAGAGCCTCGCAATAGCGGGGTTTTTTACTAACTGAGGATTCCCAATGACCGTACGTGCAAAATTTTTCTGCCAATCAATTCAGAAGGCAGAAGATGACTCGTATCGAACCATCCACATGAGCCCAGTTACTGCTGATATCGAAGAAAACAAAGCGTGGTCAAAGTACACGCCTGGCGGTCAGTTAACGATACATGTGTCAAACCCGGCAGCTTTCGAACAGTTCGAGCAGGGCAAAGAATACTTCATCGATATTCAGCCGGCACAGTAACCATAACAAAGCTCATCTGCTGGTGGGCTTGATAATGACTAAACCTTTACGGAGATAAAGTCCCTGTAAGGGGATTGGATCAGAGCTTCACACGCGCACCATGAAAAGAGTGATAACCCCATGCAAGTCATTAACCCGGTGATTAAGTGCTATGCGGACAGTGATTGCGATTGAAAAGTAATCAATGGTGGTATGATAAGCCTTACTCTTATAAAGGCTAAAATTATGTCATTCTTCGATTATGCACTTAAACGTGTTGAATCTGCGACCAAAACTACAGTGACTTGTCCGATATGCGGCTTTAACTCTAATCATCCGACAACAAAGGTACGGCAGGAACAGGCGTTGCTATGCCCAAAATGTAAATCACTGTTCGTTATTCACAGGTAATTCATCATTTAGTCAGTTTTTTCCTAAAGATAATGGCATTACCAGAAAGAACGGTGTGCTTATATTCATTAAATATCAATTCATTGTGTCATTTTCCTTCTGTTCTGGTCAGATGCAAATCACAGCTCGTCTACAATGTAACTAAGTGCCCATGATTATGGAGTTCGTATTATGACGATTTATCTACGTAGTTCTATCACTGGGAAAGTCCTGACACAGAAAGAATGGCAACACTCATTAAATGAGTGGGATGACGAAGGGGGGGCATCTGATCCGGCTGATGAATTTATTGAGGTCGTAAAAGATGAGGAAGGTAACTGGATTGAGAAAAATTCAGCTCATAATTCCGATGGCTAATGAATTGCCCTCAGAATATGTTGTGATACAACACCTAATCCCAAAAGCCTTTTCAATTTATTGAATGCGCAGCTTAGGCGTAGAAAGTAAACCATTCTAATTCGGTAACAATGCAGAGCCATTCGCAGATGACAATTACGAAAAAGTAATCATGGGTAAAGCATGTCTTACCACTACACTCATTGTTACCTATTTCCTGCGGAGCATCATGATGCTTGAGGGAAGGTTGGAGACTATGCACTGTGGAACGCCCTGCTTCGCGGTTTATGGTAAGGAAGAGTACATAAAGAGCCTCATTGATTACATCAGGAGCAGTAAGACATTTTCAGCCGAAATCAGGATTATTGGCGGGTTGGATGTGATAGGGCGAATGAAAATCATAATTACTGGTAAGGTAATTGATGATGTATCTCTGGTTGATTTTCAGTCAATGCTGTTGAATAGTTATAAAAGCAGCGATTAACTCTTCTCAAACCGCCTCCGGGCGGTTTTTTATTGCCATCACTTTGGGAGGACTCATCGTAATGGCAATATCCCCGCAAAGGGATAAAACAAAAATATCCCCGATCGCGGATAAAGAGGTCCTCAATGTCCGACATATACCAAATCACGCTAACCACCCAAACAGGCGAAACCTTCACGGCAAGATGTCACGACGTCAGCCTGAGCTAGTTAATGGATTTGTGCCGCTGGCGACCGAGATGGGAGAGCGGCTGTAATTAGCTCCTGCTGATGTGAGGCGAGTGCAGTTCAGACCTGCAGCAAAAGACTTGCATTAGGATATAGCAATAAACCGCACTCGGAGTATTTGTCTTTATTTTCAAAGTTTTTGACTAACTTTGAATAAAGTTTATTCCCAGTTCTTTCTAGACACCTTGCAATTCGGAGGAAATCCTAGTGAATAGAGATAGCGCCATATCTGATAACTCGCGTCGAGAAATCCAGATTTCTTTACCTGTTGGATCAATGCCAAGATTCCAAGCAATCCCATGAGTGCTATTAATGCCAGGATAGGCGATAGGGCTATCAGTAGGATTTCTACCTGAAGCCTCGAGCTTAGCAAGAGGGATACGTAGTCTATTTATTTGATGTTTAAGATTGTCAATATCAACATGGTAAGGATTTAAAGGCGAGCCTGCATCCCTTGCATGTTGACTGATGGTGCGAACAATTTCGTAAAGACCCAGGACCCACAAATATGAGTTTGTTATGTGATCCTGCAGTTCTTTTCTTTCATCTCTAGGAAAACCAGTACTTATGACACTTTCATCATCCTTGATTAACCTTGCATCTTGACTTCCCAAACCTTGGATTATGACAATCGTGAAATCTGAGACAGACCTGAATCCTAATGATGCTGGTATCCAGCGATTATTTCTCTCAACGTCGAATAACTCTAAGCGTTGAGACTCTAACCACCCCATGCCTGGGGTTCGGTTTCCTGGAATTGGGTTGTACATTTAATCTCCATGTTATCTCGAGGTAACAATGGTACTCACCGACAAGCAAGAAATGTTATGTCGCGAGTACATCATCGATTTAAATGCCACGCAAGCGGCTATTCGGGCTGGGTACAGCGCTAAGACAGCTAACCGCACCGCGTCCGAAAACCTGTCAAACCTGACATCCAGTCCAGAATTGCCGAACTAAAAGCGCAACACAATGATCTGGTTGGCATAAATGCGACATACGTCCTAAATCGTCTCGTTGAGATAGACCAAAAACGTGGCAGGCGAACTGCCAGAAGGGGAAGTCAATTTGAAGTAGTAAAGCGGTTGGGCCGCCGCCGAAAGGCAGTGCAGCACATACCGATGTGAGGGTAAATAAGGGAACATGCTCCGGTAAAGCAGCACGAAGGCCATACGCGCACTGGTTATATTATAAGCGGCGATGAAGCGACAGCAACTCAAGGGCATGAGCGTGGCCACTGCGAGAGTGTGGCTGGCATTACAGCAGGCATTCACTGAGTGCCTGTGATAATGCTCAACATAGGAGGGATTATGGCAAAGCTAACTGTTACGTTGACGCGTCTCGAAGAGTGGAAAGACGGGATGGTTTACGGGACGGATGTAACTTTTAAGGCTATTCAATCAGGGGTTGTGCTGATTGAAGACAACGTATCGGGTAAGTGTACTGCTCCTTACTGCCGCAGCTATGATGTTCAGGCTGGGGCTGGTGATATTGTTATTGAGCACAACCGACCAGACCTTCACCATCTGAGTATTACTGCAAGTCTTGACGGATAACATTTATTTCAACGCCTGCTTTTAATAGTATGCCTCTGGGTACCCAAAGGAGACATATATGTTTGTTGCAGAAGGATTGAAAGCTGATATTGATAATGACGGCTGGGTTAAAGGCTGGGGGGTAATTCGTAATGCTCCATGGCACCTTGCGGGTGTTTATGCGACGAAAGATGTTGCAGAGACAAAAGCAGGGATGTTGGGTGATGGTTATGAAGCTCGCTACGGCTCCCACAGGCTTGGGAGCGACGATTTTATCTCCTAGCCCGCATCGGTAAGCATAATACTTTGAGCCACTGGCATCCGCTGGTGGCTTTTTTATTGGAGTAAGCAATGGCAAAACCGGACTGGGGCGAGCTTCATCAACGGTTCCTGTCCGACCATGCCGTAACCGGCATATCACCGAAGGAGTGGTGTGAAGCCCAGGGACTGAATTACGCTACCGCCCGTCGATATATAAAAAAACCTTCGGCGCAAAGTGCGCAAAAATCTGCGCAAAAAAAAATGCGCACTGCGCAGGAAGATAAAAGTGCAAATGAGCTGGTGGATGATGATGGACTTACCGCTCAGCAGCGCTTATTTGTCGCGGAGTACATGAAGGATGGCAATGCCACACAGGCAGCTATCCGGGCTGGCTACAGTAAAAAATCAGCTGAACAAATCGGCTATCAACTCCTTCAGAAAACTTCAGTTGCGCAGGCTATTGCGCAGCAGCAAAAGGCCTCAATTGCGCGCACGCTTGGCAGTGCCGATGAGGTTCTCGCGCAGATGTGGCAGCTCGCCACCTTCGATGCAAACCAGCTTTCGCAGTATCGGCGCGGGGCGTGTCGTTACTGCTGGGGCTTCGGTCACAACTACCAGTGGCGCGATGCTGTGGAGTTCGAAGAAGAGACGGCAAAAGTCGAGGGTAGAGAAGGAGTAAGACAACCTGAGGACACCGGCGGCTATGGTTACGATCACAACCGCGAACCAAACTCAGCGTGCCCGCGTTGCAACGGCGACGGCATTGGCCAGCCTTACTTCCCCGATACGCGCAAACTTCCGGCGGTTTCCCGGCTCGCTTATTCAGGTGTGAAGGTCGGTAAGAACGGCGTTGAAATCACAGCCATCAGCCGAGAGCGCATGTTTGAAGCTGTGATGAAGCGGCTTGGCCTGGCGGATAGCGAATTCGCGCAGCGCCTGCAGCAGATTGAAATCGACCGCCGGCTACTGGAGATTGATAAACTCCGCAAAGAGCTGGCCGGTGACGGGGAGGACGAAGAACCAACCCCAGTGCAAATCAATATCAACGTAGTGGATGCGAGGGCAGATGATGGGGATCAGCCCTACACTTAACATTCCTCAGGCGCGCTTCCTCGCGATGCAGCACAAGTTCAAAGCCTACGTTGCCGGTTTCGGTTCTGGTAAAACGTGGGTGGGTTGCGGCGGCATCTGCAAGGGAATGTGGGAGTACCCAAAGATTAACCAGGGTTACTTCGCACCTACGTACCCGCAGATTCGCGACATCTTTTATCCCACCGTTGAGGAAGTTGCCCACGACTGGGGCCTGAGCGTCAAAATCAATGAGGGGAACAAAGAGGTCCATTTCTACGAAGGGCGGCGCTATCGCGGAACAACGATCTGCCGGTCGATGGAGAAACCCGGCTCAATAGTCGGCTTCAAAATCGGAAACGCGATGGTGGATGAGCTGGACGTTATGCCGGCGGCAAAAGCGCAGCAGGCATGGCGAAAAATCATCGCGCGTATGCGTTACAACGTTCCGGGTCTGCGAAACGGTATTGATGTCACCACAACACCGGAAGGCTTCAAGTTCGTCTATCAGCAATTTGTGAAGGCGGTGCGGGATAAGCCTGAACTGACTGCCCTGTACGGACTGATTCAGGCCAGCACGTTCGACAATGCGAAGAACCTCCCTAACGATTACATTCCGTCATTGCTCAGCTCATACCCGGACGAGCTGATCCAGGCCTATCTGCGGGGCAAGTTCACGAACCTCAACAGCGGGACCATTTACCACACCTTCAACCGTAAACTGAATAACTGCACTGACGAGATTCAGGACAACGATCCACTGTTTATCGGTATGGACTTCAACGTGGGGAAAATGGCCGCGATTGTTCACGTGAAACGCAACAGTCTGCCGCGCGCCGTTCGTGAGCTGGTGAAGGTTTACGACACACCGGCGATGATCAAACGCATCCAGGAGGAGTTCTGGCGATACGAGGATGGCCGCTATGTTAAAAGCCGGGAGATTTACATCTATCCGGATGCCTCCGGCGACTCCCGCAAATCGCAGAACGCCAGCAAGACCGATATTGCTCAGCTTACCGACGCCGGGTTCAGCGTTATTGTTGATGATGCTAACCCGCCGGTTAAAGACCGCATCAACTCGATGAACGCCATGTTCTGCAACGCTAACGGTGAACGCCGGTATCTGGTGAACGTCCAGAACTGCCCGGTCTATACCGAAAGCCTCGAGCAGCAGATATGGGCGGCAAACGGCGAACCGGATAAGTCAGCAGATAACGATCACCCCAACGACGCTGGCGGGTACTTCATCGTGAAGGATTACCCGATCGTGAAGCCAGCCTACTCAATCACCATGGACACCACTTTCTGATATGGCAAACGACGACATCACCTGGGTTCGACCAGAACACCGGGCGGCTTCTGCTGCCTGGCGGAAATACCGCGACTTCTGCAAAGGTGCTGAGGCGGTTAAAGATGCAGGCAATAAATATCTGCCATTCCTCGATCCGACTGATAAATCCTCGCGTAACCGTAAGCGCAACGAGGACTATCTGAGCCGCGCGGTTTTCTACGCCATTACGGGCAATACGAAAATAGGCCTGCTTGGGTTGGCGTACCGGAAAGATCCGACGTTCAGTGGCCCCGAAAAGCTCAAGTATCTGCTGAATAACGCAGACGGGGCGGGGACGAGCATTTATCAGCAGTCCCAACTGGTGACTGAAAACGTGCTGGAGGTTGCGCGAGACGGTATTTACGTCGATTACACTGAGGCCACCAATGAGGCGATTATCCTTCGCTATCCGGCTGAAAACATCATCAACTGGCGAACGAAGCGCATCAACGGGCGCGATCAACTGGTGCTGGTGGTGCTGCGTGAATGTGTTGAACAACCGGATGGTTACGCCTACAAAGATGAAATCCAGTATCGCGAGCTGGCGCTGGAAGAGGGGAAGTTTATCTGCCGGGTATGGCGGCGAAGCGGCGGAACCGCCAGCGGGACTTATATTATCGACAGCGAGTACCACCCTAAGCCCAAAGGGCTGGATTACTGGGATGAAATTCCCTTCACCTTTGTCGGCGCGCAGAATAACGATCCGACAATCGATGATTCCCCGCTGGCGGCGCTGGTGGAGATTAACCACGGTCATTACCGCAACAGTGCGGACTATGAAGACAGCGTGTGGTTCTGCGGGCAGGTTCAGCCGTATATGACCGGGCTTGATACTAACTGGCGCGATCACCTCGAGAAGAAGGGCGTGAAAATTGGTTCCCGATCACCGCTTTTGCTTCCCAAAGAAGGCTCGTTTGGTTATGCCCAGGCGCAGCCGAACATGCTGGCTAAAGAGGCTATGGACAGTAAGCGCGATTACATGGTGCAACTGGGCGCCCGACTGATTGAGCAGAACGCCACTGCGAAGACGGCTACCCAGGCGAGCGGTGAGCAAACATCTTCAACATCCGTGCTCGGTATTTGCGTTTCGAACGTTTCTGAGGCTTATACGCTGGCGCTGGGCTGGTGCGCAAAATATCTCGGTCTCAAAGATGAATCTCCTGCTTACACCATCAACCAGGAATTCATCGCGAAGGTGGCCGAGTCCGGCATGGTCACTGCGATCGTGAACGCCTGGCAGTCTGGCGCGTTGCGCGATACCGATATGATTCGGGCATTGCAGAAACTCGATCTGATTGACCCGGCAGATAATCCTGATGATGTGATCGATGCGCTTCGCAACCAGACTCCCACAATGACAGGAGGCTAGCATGCCAACCGTCAACGAAACCCTGCGTGACGAGGCGATTGGGCATTCCGTATGGCTCAGCCGTTACGCCACGGGCGTGGCAAATCGGATGGTTAAGTTGTTGAACGAGACGGACGCAGACCTGTCGGCGCGCCTGCTCGATGCCCTGGACAGATTGCCGCAGGAGAGCTTCACCGTTAACCGGCTGGAAAGCTTGCTGGGCAGTGTGCGGCAACTGAATCACCAGGCCGTTTCTGCAATGCAGGCCGGGCTGGAAAGTGAGCTGGTGGCGCTTGCGAAGAACGAAGCAAGTTATCAGTTGAGCCTGTTCGACTCCCTCCTGCCTTCGCAGGTACTCTCCCGATATCCGCTGCAGGGCATTACGGCTGACATGGTCTACGCCGCGGCGATGGCGCAACCCTTTCAGGGGCGGCTCCTGAGTGAGTGGGCGAGCAATCTGGAGTCGGACAGGCTAACGCGCATCGTGAACGCCGTGCGCCGCG